CTTCTATGTTGATATTTTTTGGAACTGTGATAAATGGCTCTAGATGAATTGTTGCATGTGTAATTTCTGGTATTTCTCTTTGAATTTTTTCTTCAATAATTTCAGAAATTTTATGTGCTGATACTAGATTACTCTCCCTATCTACCATCACATGTAAATTACAATATGTTTTTCCTTTTGTCTTATTTGTATTGACGTTATGAACTTCTTTAACACCCTTTACACTTTTTGCGATTTCAAAAATTTTTCCGTCAAGTGGAACATCTTTCCAATTAGGTTCAAAATGAATTGTTATTTTTGCACTAGAAATTTGATTTTTAATATTTTCAATAACTTCATCTGGAATTTGAGTTGATTCTTTTGCTTGAAATTGAGCAAGTATTTCTCTAAAATGATTAATTCTTTTATAAGCATAAAAACAAACCTCTTTAGGTGGTTCTTTATAGGATGGTTTTTCATTTTCAACTAAGAATACTTTATTGCGACTACAATTATTACAAACTAGTAATCCTTCATGATCAATAGGAATCATTTCACCATCTTTACAATACTCACATTTTTCATTATTAATAATAAAATTGCTTACATCAATGAAACTTTCATCTATATTTCTTAAATACGATGTTACATCATTATTAGAATGTATTTCATTTTGTTTTTGTTTTTATGTTTTTTCATAGGTAAACTGTTGCAACCTAAGCGGAACAAAACGCTTCGCTCGGTTGCAATTATTACCTATTGGTAAAGCTTTTTCAATTGCTAAGTAGAACGTCAATCGCGCTCGCGTTTTTCGGTCGTGGCGTTTTCAACGTAACCCTCTCTTCGGGAAGCCTAACAATAAACCTTAGTAAAATCTTAATAGGCTTTTCAAGGTTTATAGGCTTTGTACTTCCCTATAAGCTACTTGAAAAGCTTTTCCGAAATCCTATCGGCGGTAACTAACTAACCAAAATTGGTTAGCTGAAATCTTAGGATTGGTTACCGTTTACTTACTATCGCGTAAGCTGCGGGCGAGTTCCTACTCAACTCGACGGCTACTAAAAGCCTCTAAAGCAATTTCTATAAAACGTACGTTTCCTCAGGTACTTCCCGAGAGAGCCTCCGCAATGCGGCTAAGCCCGCAAGCTTTAAAGAACAGCCCGAACCATCGGACGACAAAAAGAGAGCATGCTGACTCGAAAAGGTAAAGAAAAAAGTTTGCAAGTACTTTGCATTAAATGCTTAAAGCATTAATTGATAAGGAATTAAAAAGAGAATTTTTTTTCAATTATTTTCCGAAAGTAGCTTGTCAGGATTTCAACCTATTGGTATAATACGTAGCGAAGCGAAGTAATAAGGATAAAAGAAAGAACCAACTTGCCAAAATCCTAACTAATGCAAGTAATTTGCAATGCAACCCTAGGTTGGTTGAGTAAATTCAACCCTAGGTTGAAAAATCGCTTTCAAGATTTTCGAATAGCTAGGCAAGGGTAAATAGGGTAAATCCGTTTAAAGCCTATCAGAGAGCCTAAAAAGGGTATTCAATGGGTACCCGTAATAAAGGATCACCAAAGCGAAAAAAAGATATTGACATCGAAAACGAGATACGATATTTACCCGTATACGCGCGTACGCGCTTTAATACAAGGGGGGGTGGGGGTTCATGCGCGCACGTAGCTGTTAGTATATATACATAAACCACCCCTTTAAAAATTGTTGTACTCAAGGGTTTTTGACTTGACTTTATGCAAATACTTTGCGATATTTCAACTTTAAAAAGTTGTGCAAGAAGACCATCCAGATCAAACACAAAGATTAATAAAGGAAGAGTTGCTTTCTGATATAGATCTCAAGATTAAGGAATTCGTAAAAAGTTCTGAGCTTGATGGTGTAAAGGCTTTAGAAAAGTACAATCCTGAGAAGGCTGCTAAGATACTGTTTCTGAGTGCTAGTGGCAAGACTCAGACTCAGTTAGTGCGTAAGTACGGGTTCAAGAGGGATACCATTGTTAGAGTACTGGCTACTTACGCAGATCATCTAGGTAAGTGGAGAGAGCTTGGTGGTCAGTTAGCTTCGTACTCTTACTTGAATATTAGTTCCTTAGAGGAAGATATGGTGCAGGAGGTACGCTCTAGCATGGAGTCAGGTGAACTTAAGCCTACGTTTAAGGACATTAAGGACATTAGTATAGCTAAGGCTAACTCCGCTAGGGAGGCTTTATTGGCTAGGGGTGAAGCTACGAGTATTAACAGGGAAGAGAAGGTTTATACTGACGAGGATTACAGGGAGCTGATGGAGAAGGCTAAGAACAAGATAAAGGAGTCTCAGGTAATAGATTTAGACGATGAACGGTAAAGGCGACAGAAACAGGACTTCTAACTGGGATGCTTTTTATGATGGGTACAATAGGGTATTCCGTCCTAAGGAGCCTTTTTACAAGGACGTGCAGGAGTACGAAAGTAGATTTAGAGGGGGAAACTTAGATTCGACGAAAGCAGATATGCCTTCGGACGTGGGTGCAAATCCCACTTCCTCCACCATTGAAAGAACGCCCTTTAATGCAGACCCAATTAAACACGATATAAGAAGAGTCCTTTAATGAATAAAAACTTTGAGTTAGTTCATAAATCCTTAGATACCATTACTCCAGATTGGCAGACTGTTTTAGTAGCTACTGTTACGGAAAGTGGTTTCGAGTACGATATTTTTAACAAGATGGAAGAAGATCACTTCCAGGAAAACCTAGCTGTCTTATTGGCCTTAGTTGCTAAGAAGTCCATGCAGGAGTTATCTAAAATAGATTGGATAGATAATTAAGTTTACTGAACATCCTTTACTTGTTCCTCCTACAGCAGAGGAAATTGTTTGGCTGTACGAGAACGACCTTAACCTCCTAAAAGAGCTACACAAGGCTCATGAAAGCAGGATTAAGGCATCTGAGGACGATCCTATTCGTCATGGCTTTAACTTGCCTGGATGGGAGCGTATAAAGGAGGGGTTGCAAGAGTACAACGAGTGCTTAGTCCTTGGTGGCAACAGATCAGGCAAGACTACAGGGTTTGCCAAGATTGTGATGGAAGCAGTGACTGAAAGCAATGATGGTCATTTAGTATGCTTTAGCCAGAACGAGGATACTTCCATTAAGGTGCAGCAAGCAGCTATATGGGAGATGATGCCTAAGGAGTTCAAGAAGAAGACTAAGAGCATTGAGGGGTACATCAATTACAGTATGCAGAACGGGTTCACGGCTAAGAGCTTTATTTTCCCTGATACTCGTACCCGTGTAGATTTCAAGACGTACACCCAGTTTAGCAACAACCAGACTATCCTTGAGGGCTTTGAGTTCGGATTCCCTGATGCTAAGGGCTTGAATATAGGTGCTTGGCTAGATGAGTACCTAGGCGATGCTTCATTGGTAAACACCCTTAGGTTTCGACTAGCTACTAGGGATGCTAAGATGGGTATAGGCTTTACTCCGATTGATGGCTACACTCCCTTTGTGGCAGAGTACCTAAAGGACGTAGAAACGCTACAGACTCGTCATGGTGTGCTAATAGATAGGGAAGTCCCTATTAAGCAGTACAGCCCATCTAGGGACGCATCAGTAGTGTACTTGCACTCAGATGAAAATCCCTTTGGTGGCTACGAGCGTATTGCTAAGGATCTTAGAGGCAGACCAGAGGAAGAGATACTTGTTCGTGCTTACGGGATACCTGTAAAGAGCATGACTTCTTTGCTGCCGTTGTTCAACACTGAGGTGAATGTCTTGAATAATGAGCCGAATAAGTACGGTATGTCCTTCCCTGACATTTCTGACCAGCACAGGTACACTTGTTACCAGGTAGTTGACCCAGCAGGTGCTAGGAATTACGTAGCGATATGGGCAGGAGTAAACGAGAAAGGGGATGTGTACATCCGTAAGGAGTGGCCTGATAGGAATTATTACGGGGAATGGGCGGTGTTTGGAGATCCTAAGTGGCGTTATGGGCCAGCATCGAAAAAGATAGGGTACAACGTACAAGGATATGTTGATCTGTTTGAAGAGATAGAGGAAGATATTGGGATAGAGGTATTCGAGCGTATAGGTGATAGTCGTTACTTTGCTAAAGAAAACTCTGATAACGATGACTTGTTTACCGAGTTCGATGACTGCGGCATGACCTTTATTCCGTCAGATGGGCGTATGGAGGAGATAGGGATTAGCGCGATAGACGAGTGGTTCAGCTACAACCCGAATGTACCGATAGACTCCGCTAATCGCCCCAGGTGCTACATTCACGAGGACTGCGGGAACCTAATAGACTCTTTAATTAACTATAACGCTTCTGGTAAAGCAGATGAGCCGCTAAAGGACTTCTTTGACATTATTCGATATTTGCGAATGGCGAATGGAGGAGATGGTCCAGATCACGTGCTTTCCAGAAGTATGATGACAACTAAAGTAGGATCAGGATATTAATTATGGCTAAAGTAAAACTAACTAAACTGGCAGCTCAGTTCGCCCAAGACTTCGATTCGTTTTTTGAACTAGCCAAGAGCAAGCTATCTGCTGATATGCTTACTGGCAGAGGAAAGAATACTTGGGTAGACGAGGAAGGTCAAAAGATTCTTATTGACTGTATGTACGTCGAGGAGATTGTTCCTAAGCATTACAAAGGCAAGGTCCTAGCAGATGCTCCTAATCCAAGCTATGTGTTCGCGTACATAGATGAAATCAAGATGAAGGTTCCAGTTGTTATTGCCAGGAAGTACAAGGGAAAAATGAAGGGGAAGACAATAACAATTGAGATGATAGAAGATGTCCGAGGACGGAGTTATAGATACGTTGCGTGAGCTAGTTCTTGACCCAGATTTTATAGACGAGCAAGTAGATAGGTTGCTTGCTTGGGAAATCTTTGTAAGGCACATTAAAGGTGAAGATCAACAATTTATGAACCCATCAGAATTGTGTGATAGAATAGGTGTACACAAGTGGTACATTAACCACCTTCTAGAAGACATTAAAAAATCAAAAAGATTTTATGCAAAGTGATTCAGTTTCAGAGTCACTAACCTACGTT